CAAGCATCACAAACAGCAGTGGTAACATTACACTTAGCGCAAACGGCGGTTCAGGTGACGTTATCATTACTGGTGACTTAACAGTTAATGGTACAACAACAACAGTTAACTCTACAGTTACAACACTAGATGACCCAATTATGACATTGGGTGGTGATAGTGCTCCAGCATCAGACGATGATAAAGACCGTGGTATTGAGTTCCGTTGGCACGATGGTTCAACTGCTAAAGTTGGTTTCTTCGGTTACGACGATTCCGCAAGCAAGTTCACATTTATTCCTGATGCAACAATTACAGGTGAGGTTGCTTCTGGTTCAGCAGGTAACGTAGTCTTCGGTAACATTGAAGGTACAGTTACAACAGCAACACAGAACAGCATCACAACAATGACTGGCTTAACAACAACTGGCACAATTGGTACAGGTGTTTGGGAAGCAACAGACGTTGGCGTAGCACATGGTGGTACAGGTGCTTCAAATGCAGGCGATGCACGTACAAACTTGGGCGTAGCAATTGGTACAGATGTACAGGCATGGGATGCAGCTCTTGACGATATCTCTGGTTTAGCAGTAACAGATGGTAACATCATCGTTGGTGATGGAACTAACTGGGTAGCAGAGTCAGGTGCAACTGCTCGTGCTTCACTAGGCTTAACAATTGGTACAGACGTACAAGCATATGATGCAGAACTAGCCGCATTGGCAAGTACAACATCAGCCGCTGACGCACTACCATACTTTACTGGTTCAGGTACAGCAGCCACAACAACAATGACTTCATTTGCTCGTTCAATCTTGGATGACGCAGACGAAGCAACATTTAAGGCAACTGTAAACCTAGAAATTGGTACAGACGTACAAGCCTATGACGCAGAACTAGCCGCTATCGCAGGTCTAACTTCAGCAGCTGATAAAGGTATCCAGTTTACTGGTTCCGGAACAGCCGCAACATATGACCTAACAGCAGCTGGTAAAGCACTTCTAGATGACGCTGATGCAGCCGCTCAAAGAACCACACTTGGTTTAGTAATTGGCACAGACGTACAAGCATGGGACGCACAGTTAGATGATATTGCCGCTCTAGCAGTAACAGATGGTAACTTCATTGTAGGTGATGGCACAAACTGGGTTGTAGAATCCGGTGATACAGCAATCCTTTCACTAGGCGTAACAGCAACAGGTGCAGAACTTAACGTACTAGACGGTATTACTTCATCAACAGCAGAACTAAACATTGTTGACGGTGATACAACTGCAACTGCTACAACACTAGCAGACGCAGACCGCGTAGTTGTTAATGACGGTGGCACAATGGTTCAAGTAGCACTAACAGATTTCGAAACATACTTCGAAACAGCACTTGATACATTGAACAACGTTACATCAGCAAGTTCACTAGCAACTGTAGGTACAATTACTTCAGGTACATGGAATGGTTCAGTTATTGACGTAGCATACGGTGGTACAGGTGCTTCATCTCTAACATCCAACAGCCTACTAACAGGTAATGGTACATCAGCAATACAAGCAGAAGCAAACATTACATATGATGGCACAACATTCGGTGTTGATGACGCCGCAGTCTTTAACGAGAGTGCAGGTGACAACGACTTCCGTATTGAGTCTGTTAACAATGCTAATATGTTTTATGTTGATGCAAGCGTAGACTCCATTGGTATTCTAACTGCAACACCTAACGCAGGTACAGTACTTGACATGAGTGCTTCAACAGAATCATTCTTGTTACCAAAAGGTACAACAGCACAGCGTCCAGGTTCACCTGTAGCAGGTATGATGCGTTATCACTCAGATGACAACGTATTCGAATTCTACAACGGTACAGAATGGAAGCAAACAACAACAGAGTTTACACTTGTTCAAAGTGAAACATTCACAGGTGACGGTTCAACAACAGCATTTACTGGGTTGAACGCTAACCTAACAACAACGGGTACACTTGTTACAGTAAACGGTGTGGTACAAATTCCTGTAGATTCATACGGTATCTCAGGTACAACAATTACATTTACAGAGGCACCAGCCAATGGCGATGCAATTGAACTACGTGAGTTTACAACAACACAAACAATTACCCGTTTGGAAGATGCTGACGGTGACACCAAGATCCAAGTAGAAGAGTCCACAGATGAGGACGTAATCCGCTTTGACGTGGCAGGCACAGAAGTTGCTTACATGAATGGCACTGGTTTGATTCTAAACACAGGCACATTCCAAGGTAAAGCAACATCAGCACAATACGCTGACTTGGCAGAACGTTACACAAGTGACGCAATCTACGAGCCAGGTACTGTTGTTTCCTTCGGCGGCGACGCAGAAGTAACAATGGCTACAGAGTCCATGGACTCACGTATTGCAGGTGTAGTATCCACAAACCCAGGTTTCTTAATGAACGAAGGTCTAGAGGGTACAAACGTAGCAGTAGCACTAACAGGTCGTGTACCTGTTAAGGTAACAGGCACAATCCGTAAAGGTGACATGCTAGTTTCCGCAGGCGAAGGCTATGCAAAAGCTGAAGCAAACCCACGTTTAGGTTCAGTCATTGGTAAGGCATTGGAAGACTTTAACGGTGTTTCAGGCATTATCGAAGTTGTTGTAGGTAGACTATAAGTTGTTATATTAATAAGTTTAACTTACATTATTAAGTTGTACGGTAAGGGGGGCGTAAGTCCCCCTTACTTTTTGTAATAAATAATTTATATAGGAGATGTTTTAATGGCAACAGTTGCTCGTTATGTTGATGATTATGACGGTGAATATATAGTATCAGGTATTGTCGTCAAAAATGGTAGACGACATCAAGATAGATATTGGATTCCAAATTCAATACCTAATAGCGATCATAAAAAGGTTGCATATGTAGTAGGAAATGGAAAATCTCGTGTATCAATTTCTACATTTCAACTAGTACATTTAACAAACGCGAGCGGCGGACATTTAGGAAAATACAAAGGACAAACATATGGTTGTAACGCAATTTATAGAGATTGGAGTCCTGATTTCCTAGTATGTACAAATGCAGAGATGATCAACGACATTGTTGAAGAAGGTTATGCAGAAAATAATATTGTGTTTGGAAGAGCTGCATCATTATTAAACCATCCAGAATATATATCTCTTATTCCGCACGACCCTAGAATGAATTGCGGAGCAACAGCAACATATCTTGCTTGCTTTCACGGGCATAAAAAAATATACTTGCTAGGATTTGACAACCAGTCAAAGTTAAAAACACTTAATAATAATGTGTATGCAGGTACTAAGCATTATGAATCTGCAGAAACAAATACAGGCGACGACGTATGGATTACTAACATGTCTAGAGTGTTTAACACTTACCAAGATGTAGACTTTATTAGAGTAACTACAGACGGAATGGTAGGAGAAATGCCAGATATGTGGAAGTGGCACAGAAATCTTAGACAAATGAGTTTGAGGCAGTTCTTTTTAGATGCAGATATTTAAATTGTTTCTACTATAACTTTAATTTTATCTTTAATAGAGTCAAGTTTTAGTGTAGAAAACACGCCGGGGTGTAACGGTGCAGGCCAACCCTCTATCGTTACCCACGCATATCCACAATGCTCGTTGTTTAAATTAGGCATAAACTCTTTTTCAACAATTAATATAAATGTATGATAGAAAAAGTGCCCATCTTCTGAAGTAAAAAGTTCTATAGGAATAATTTTCTCTATGTTAAGCATTATTCCTAGTTCTTCTATTATTTCTCGCTCCAAACCTCTAACAATAGTTTCGCTTTCCTCTACCTTGCCACCCGGAAAACCCCACTTGTGCTTGTATTTAGAATCGTCTCTGAGAAGGAATAGAAACCGTTTTGTACTACGGCAATAGAAAATGCCGCCAGCACCTGTAACTTTTTTCATATTAATACTTATTGCTTATAGACTAAGGCAATAATAAAATGGACCACAAGCCTGTTGTATATTCGCCTTCGTATGACTTGACCCATTCGCCTGTGTTTGTAGGAAGATCCTCGTCAATAGCACCTGTCCACTTATACTGAATGCCTGTTTTAGTATTTGTTACATAGTGTATGCCTTTATTAGCACTAGCATCAAAACTTACAACCCAGTTTGTACCATCGTATTGAATAATATCAAACTTGCTTGCTACTAAATCGGCCGCACCTTTCCAACCATCAGCATTGTCTGTACTATCAGGATCGCCAATATCTTCTAATATTAAATAACGCTGGCCCGTAGTTGCGGCAGGTAAGCCACCACCAGGAACATTTTTAAGAGGATTAATAATTGCGTTAATAGCAGTTTGTGTGTTTGCTGGAATAGTATCTGAATCCACTGTGAATTTTAAAATGTAGTCATCATCTGGATCATATTCTACTGTACCAACAATCTCAGAGAAATCATCAACGCCGCCTGTTGTATTTTGAAAGTTAGTTAATAACTTAACTTGGCTAACACCTTCCTTAAGTTCTCCAAACTGCCCAATAACTTTTTTCCACGGAATTTCTTCGCCATATTTTACAGGAACATGGTCAAAAGTAACATCTTCTTTTGTATCACCACTAATAGGCTCACTAACACTTAATACTTTTAGTTCGCCGTTTAATAACAATACTCCATAGTTTAGTGGAGTGTAGTATTGTCTAGTACCCATTAGTTTTGTTTCATCTAGAACACTATCTGCTAAGTTACCACTACCATCAAATATACCCATAACAACCTTAGAAATAACACCCAAACGTTTGATAATAGCAGGAGGATTAATCCACACAGGAATTTCAAATGTTAGTGTAGCAATGTCAATTTGATCTTCGGTGCCTACGGGAACTGTTCTATTACTAAATGATATATCTGTAAGTTCTACGTAAGAGATCGATGTCCAGTCAACATAGTTGTCTGTTGTTTGTATTTCTAATGAAGGATTGAACATATAAAATAACTGTTCAGTAAGTTGTAACTTTTGTTCCATGTTACTAGTCCAGACATCTGCGTTTACTGTTAATTTATATGGACTTGGCATATTACGTTCTATACTGTAACTGTCGCCAGGCCCGGCTGCGTATTTTCCTGTGTCTTTATTATAAAAACGTTCTTTAATATGAACCTTATCAATATGCGACGGAGCCATTATTCTATCACGATCATACTGGACGCCTGTAATATAGCAAGATACTCTAGGAACAGACTGTAGAGCATTTTCACTATTTTTGCGAACAATGTTTGCTACTTGACGAGAAATATCACCATACGTAACAGGAACTCTAATTAATGCTTTATCGCCGTTAGAGTTTTGTCCGGTTTCAACATAAAAGTGACTGAGCAATCTTATAAACTGTGCCATATAACGGCGTATTTGCCCGTCGTAAAAAAAGTCCATTATTCTTCATCCTCTCTTGCACGTAGTACATTAGATAAA